AGGAGTTAGTAGGAACAACAACAAATACACTTACGAGAATTTAGTAGAGAATAATGGTAGAGAGTTCAAGTGGCTTTTCGGCCACCCAGACCACGATGCAGAAGAGCATATCGTAGGACTTGGTAAATTAAACTTACAAGAAGGTAAATTACTTCACGAAGGAAAGATTAGAAACACGGCAAGACACCCAGACGTAGTTGAAATGGTAAGAGACGGGTTCCTTGGACCTTCAATCCACGCAAGTGCGAAGGAAGTAAGTTTTGAAGAAGGAGTATACAGCGTAAAAGGATTGGAGATTGAAGGCGTGGGACTTGTTGCATTTCAAGGTGTAAAAGCCGCAAGTATTGATTACGCCCTCGCAGAATCGTTCGAAAAGGCGGAGTCTTCTAAAGGAGACGTTACAAATATGGAGGAAAATAAAATGGCAGAAGATGAACAAGTAGTAGTTGCACCTGAAGAACCTAAAGTGGAAGAGCCTGTAGCGGAACCTGTAGAGGAACCTAAAGCAGAAGAGAGCTTTTCAGTTGAGGAAATCAGAATGCTTAAAGAAGAATTAGCAACTTTAAAAAATGCTAAAAAGGTAGAATTGGTTGAGTCAATTGTTAAAATTAACAGTGGCTTAGTGAAAGAGGAACTTTTGAAAGAAAGTGAAGAGAGACTTAATTTAGTATTGGAATACGAAACTAAGTTATCCAGCAAGAACGAATCTGTTGCAGTAGTAGAAAGTGAAGTAGAAGAAAAAGCATCAGCAGATTTTGGAATTATGGAAAACGGTGATTTCACAATGACTAAAGAAATGTACGAAAAATTCAACAAAGAACTCCGAGAGAGAGTGAGGTAAATAAAAAATGGCACAAACAGGATTTGTATTATCTGATGAAGGTCGAACCATTACTATCTTGAACGACAGTGGTACTACAGCTATCGAAGCTGGAGACATCGTTTTTTCAATTGCTAATGTAGACCAGTTCTCAGACACAGTTGCAGCAGTAAGAAACTCTTACGCAGCAAGTGATATTAAAGGAAAATCTATGACTGACTCCGCAAGTGGGTATCAAACAGTTTTAGGTATAGCACAAGAAGACATCCCAGCAGATGGTTACGGAAGTATTGCTTTAGAAGGTGTATTTATGCACGCAGCTCAAGCAGCAATCGTAGCAGGAGATATGGTTCGTGGATCCGCAGCAGCTAATAATAAATTAGTAGCAGTGGCAACAGGAACTGCAACTTATGCGGCAGCAATTGTAAATAACATTACTTACAAGTGTGGTAAAGCATTAACTGGCGCATCAGCAGATACTAAGTATATTGCTTGGAAACTGTCTTTATAAGGAGGAAATAGAAAATGCCAAATCAATTATTAGGAACTGGAAGTGCAGACTTTGCTAGTGCAACAGCAAATACTGCTACAACTTCATATTTGATCCCAAAGACGCTTCTTCCAGAAGTAATGAACGCAGTTAGGAAGAAATTAATTCTTAGAGGATTAGCAGCTAGAGTATTCGGCCCAGCAAGTATTCCTGGAAGAACTTTAGTATTACCAGTGCAAAACGATTTTACTAGCAGTAATTCACTAGCAGTAGATCGTGTTGGAGAAGGAGGAGAAATTCCATTAGTTCAAAGTGAATTCGGAAGTAGAACCTTGACTCCAGTTAAGTACGGTGCAAGAATTGGTGTAACCAAAGAAATGATGGAAGACGGAATCGTTGACTTACTTTCATATCACGCAGAATTAGCAGGATATGAATTTGCAGACAATGAAGAAAGTTTGATTGTTTCCCAGCTAGATGCAGCATCAGGAGAAAACAACCCAGTAACTGGTTCTTCAAACAATGTAGCAAATGGTAACGCAACTTTACCAGTTAGTGATATTACAGCAGCTATGCAAAATTTAGAGATTGCAAACTTTAGGCCATCTCATATGATTGTAGGAGCAGAAGTCGCTAACGATTTGAGAAACATCGACACTTTTGTTGAAGCTGACAAGTCTGGTGTAATGAACCCAACTATGCCTTTGATTGGTAAAATCTTTGGTATGCAAGTATTGGTAAGTAATAACGTAACTTCAACTTTAGCTTATGTTATTGATGCCTCTCACGCATTTGTAATTGCAGATAAAAGACCTCTAACGGTTGAGAGATACTCAGACGTAGCAAGAGATTCTGGATTCGTAGCAATTACTCAAAGATTCGCAACAGTTTGGTTAAGATCAGCTGCTGTTAGTGAGATTACAACAACTTAGGTGTAATGAATGGCTAATGCATTAAAAGGTCTTACTGGCGGTTTAATTGAAGGTTTTGTTGAGGGTAATCCTCAACTTAACTCTCAAGCTTCCGCTATTACACCCGTAGCATATGTAACTGCAGTTGCTATTGCAGAAGCAGACAGTGTAGTGACAATTGGAACGTCAAAAGCACTTACTATTGCTCGACCAAGACCTGGAAGGATATTAGTTATTACTCAAGTAGGAGCAGGAACAAATACTGTTACATTAGGAGCAGGGACTTATGATGGCACTAATACTATTGCAACATTCAATGCTGCAGCAGATACTCTAACTTTGTTAGGGATTAGTGACAAAAGGTTTTTGATACTACATAATGGTGGTGCAGTTGCTTTTAGTTAGGTAATTAAACTTTTTTTTTATTTTTAAAAAACAACAAAAAAACGAATGGAGATGAATTGAAATGGTGGAAACCGATTATGTGGATATTACCCCAGCGAGCATTGACCCACTGGGACCAGGAAACAAAAAACCAATGTACGTCTTTCAGGAAACTGAATGGAGACAGATTAGGGAGAACCCTGGACAATTAACAAGAGAAGGATTACAGAAGAAGATAGAGCTTTGGACAAATTCAAACAATAAGCACGTTGCTGCTAAGTATCGAACAATGTTAGCTCAGTGTGAGAAGGTTGCGGTGAGTGGGAAAACAACTGATGGAAGAGTGATTTATTCCAGAAGTAAAACTGGAACTCCAAATTGGGTTGAAGAGGACAAACCTACCTTGAATGTACATCACGAACAGAAACCAATTAAAAAAAATTAGTTTAAAAAGTAAGGCAAGCTGTTACTCTGTATAGCGGTCTTTAATAATAAATTAAGGAGAGAAGACAAATGGGATATGCAAATTATGGCTACGGCCAACTATTATGGAATGCACTACATTTAGATGATAGTGCTTTAGTTCTTAACGATGGTTTAACAAAACCATTGACTATGATGATTGGAGGAGTTTACCGATCAGGGGCAACTTCTTATACTAACGGAGATGCAGCAGTTCTTCATTTTACTTCTGATGGAAAATTAAAAACTGACGCTTCAATTAGTGGTGATGTTAATGTTGATAATACTTCTTTAAGTACAACAGGATATATTGGTAAAGCAAGTGGAACTAACGCAGACTTTACAACTGCTTATGCGGCAGCAACTCAAATTCTTTTATCAGGATTCCCAAGTGGAATATCTGCAATTGAAGCTGATGATGTTGTTAGTATTCAACAGGTTGATACTACTGGTGCAGTAACGAACACTTACACTCGAGACGATATTACTTTAAGTTCTGATGGAACTACTTTAACTGTAGCAGGAGCAGCTTTCGCAGCAGCTGATACTTTCATTGTAACTACTAACATTGCAAGACCAAGTTCTGGTGCAGACGTGGACGATACAGTATTCACACCAGCTAGTGGACAAGGTCAAGTTATTATGGGAGTAGTAACTACTGACGAAGTAGGCGTTGCTGATAAAGGAGCTATTGGAATGACTGTTGGACGTAGTATGAAAGTTAGAGATGATGCTTATGATAGTTTAACTCAATCTAACAAGACAGCAGAAGTTAATCCACTTAATATGCAGTATGTTAATGAAACTTTAGCAGACGGAGCAAGTACAGCAACTAGTTATTATGTTAATATGCTTGGAGCTAAACAATTAACATTACAGTTTATGACTATGACTGATACAACTGCAACAATTAGTTTTACTGTTGACCCAGACGAAACTGATTATGTTGATGTAACTTTAACTTATGCAGGAGCAGCAGCAGTACCAGCAGACGCAAACGCAATTGTAATCATTGATACACCACACGCAATTAGGAAAGTTAAAATCACTACTACTGATGATGGTGGCGGAGCAATGGCATACACTATCTACGCATTGAGGAACTACTAAAATGGCAGAATTAGAACAAAAAGCAACTTACAATGATGTGGCACCTTTAGTGTCACAATTCATTGACCTTAAATACATTCCAACTATGGAAAAGATTAAAGTGAAAACATACAAAGATATTAATAAGAAGATTGTGCAAGATGTATTAATTGCAGAAGGAGAACCAAGTAACATAGCACACCAACTAGGTTTGAAAAAGATGCAAGTTGCAAACATTCTTAGAGAGTACGAGGCAGCAATTAAGTTCAAGAACCAATAAAAATGTTAAAATATCCAGAGATTAAAGCGGAAGATGTTTGCTTTAGAGAGAACTTCATTAACGAAAACTATGTTAGTGATAATGGAGGGACTCTAGTATTATCTCCAACTATTAGTAATGGGATAACCACCAACGGTTCAACTCAATACGCTGATTATGGAGATGCTTGTAATCTAGGTTCTGACGATTTCTATTTTAGTTTTAAGGTCAGTGTTCCTAGCATTAGTACACAGACATACTTTTTCTCTAAACACGAAGATGTTAACAATAGATGGTATATCAGAATGGATGTCAGTGGGGTATTATTTATGTATTGTGTAGTAGGAGGAGCGGTAAAAATCAGTGCCCTCTCTGCTGTTGCATTCACAGAAAATAACAAAGAGTACACTATCACGGTGGTAGGAGATTGGAATGACACAATAAGATTTTATGTAGATGGAGTTGCTTCAGTTGGGTCAGTTACAACTTTCACCAATGCTGATATTACAAATACTGGGCCGTTTAGAGTAGGAAGATGGGAAGCAGCTTATGGAGCATTTACAATGAAGAACCTTTCTATTGGACATAGAGCTTTAGTTTTAGATGAGACTTTAGATATTTATCAAGCAGACACATTCACAGAAGTTGACGCAAGTAAAGCAGTAATTAATTTACCTTTACGAACTAAGTTTGATGATGGGTCTAATGTTGTAACTGAGAACATTGGTACTCAAGCTAATGCAATAATGGGTGATGGCTCTACAACTAATACAATGCCAGAATTGATAAGTCCACACGGAATTATTAATGATGCTCTTATAGTTGGAACATATATGTCAATCCCAGATAATGCTAATTTGAGAACTGCTAGTGTGACAGTATTCGCCTTGGTAAAACCTCAAAGAGATACAGCTGCAAGAAACACAATAGTTTCAAGTGGTAATGCAGGTGCTTACGCTACAAACAACTTTGCATTTGAATATATAAATGGTACAGGACTTCGTGTATTTGGAAGAACAAATGGAGTTTCTTTGTCGGTAAGCAGTGTTTTAAAATATAACCAATGGAATGATGTTGCTTTTACTTGTGATGGAACAACAACAAAGATTTATGCTAACGGTGAAGAAGTAGCCTCATCTGCCGCTTTGATTACTGGAACTGATGACACTACTGGGACATATATTGGTTGTGCTAATACAGGGATATTGGATTATCACCTTGAAGGAGAATTGGATGCAGTACAACAATTCTCTTTCGTATTAACTCCAACACAGATTAAGTGGTTGAGTGAGAAAGCGTTTAGGGGGTTGAACAAATGATTAGAGATATAATTCCACCAAGAGTAGAGTTTGATTTTACTAAAGGAAGTTTACAAGACCAATCAAGTAATGGTTATACATCAACATTCACTGCAGGAAGTGCTTATTGGAATAAAGATGA